GTGTGCTTGTATTATATCTTGACTAGAGTTAGGTATTCCACCAATCTCTCTTTCTGTTACTGATAGTTTAGCATAGACTTTGTCTGGTCTATTCATACTAAACCCTCTATAACCTCTTCTTCTAAAATGATATAATAATCTAGGTTTGTTATTTTCTGCTAGTATTGGCATACCATAAAATATACATGCCATAAGCACGTCTTCAAAAAACAATTCAGCAGTTTGCGGACGAGCGATATACTCTAAGAAAAAATGATCAACAGGAGCATCTTCCATGCTAAACTTAGTTAAACCACTTAAAGCTCCTTTAGAGCCTCTTCCATCTACTGTACCTGATATATCATAACTATCACAACCAAAAGCACCCATGTGCTCGTTGCCTGGATATTTAATACCATTTTTAATTATAAATCTGTTTTGTAAATTTGTTGGTGGCACCCATGTTATAAGAAATCTACCGTTTTTGTTAGGTGAAAAAACCACTCTAGTATCAATGATACCATTTTCCCATTGGAAACTTCCAGCAGTTACAACAGCGGCAGATGACGCTTCTTCGTTGTAATCTATTTGCTGATATATTTTTGTTAAGTTAAATAAAGACATTTTAGACTCGTCTCTAAATGCGTGTTTAGTTGTACGAGGAAATTGTCTATAAAATTCGTTTAAACCATCTTGGTCTTCTTTAAGACCTTCTACCTCATTTTCCCAATATTCAATGACTCCAATTTTGATTGGTATTCCATGAGGTCCATACACTTTTTCTGATGGGGTTTCGAAGACAGGGTAGCCATAAGAATCAATGTATCCTTCGTAATTCCACTCCATAGGAATGAACAAAGAATAGAGTCCTGAACGTGTTTGTCCATTTGCGTTTCTTTTTGTAACATCTGAGTCATCGTATAATTTTTTAAAGTTTCTACCACCTTTGTCTAAAGCGTTTGATGTTGATCCCATCATACACTTACCAATAACTCTAGAACCTAGTCTTAATGTTGTTTTAGTAACACGCCAATTGTTTTGTATGTCATTAGGCTTTTCCCATTTACCACTTTCATCATGCACTAATAATTTTAGTTTTTCACCATCATAAGCGTTATCACCTGTGTTTTTCCAATCAATAGTTGTGTCAAGTCCTGTTATATCCTCTTGTTTATCTGTAGAAACTATAGATCTTCTTGTAAACTTAGAAGCTGGCACACGATATGCTAACTCTGTTTTAGGTCGATCCATACCGTCTTGTATCGGTTTAAAAAAGAAAGGATAGTTAACTGATATTGGTACTACCTTATCTGTAAACATTTTTTTAGCATCAGCACCTGATTTTGATAATATACCAAAACGCGCGTCAGTTGATATTGTAGCCATGTTAACAGTTTCACCAGATGCCATAAATGAAAATCCAGATCGTCTGTTTTTTAAATAACACATACCGTAGCTTCTGTTATCTGCTCTGCAAGCTTCCCAAAATATAAAAAATAATCTGTTTGATTCTCTAAAGTCTGGTTGGCCAACATCAATTTTTGACCATTGTAAATACATGTAATGAGTACCAGTTATAAATATAGGTTTATCTTTGTTTATATACCAAAAACCTTCTTCACGCCTTTTAAACTCAATATCAATATAGTCATACCACTGTTCTTTAAAATCTTCAGGGTATTCTCTCCAATCAAATACTGTTTTTATCTTACTTAATACTTTAGGATAATCAAACCTAGTCCATTTGTTTTCTTCAAACTTATAAACATTATTTTGTTTAGGTAAAGCTATTTTAAGATTTTGTATCTCATAAACTTCTCCAATTTGTCCAGTCTTAGATATAACAATCATATCGTGATCATCATTATATCCGTACTCCCATTTACTATACCTGTTCATTCGTTTAAGAATCTTAGGTTTAATATAATCAGGTAATATTTTATATAAAGTTTGCTCGTACATTATTTAGATCTTCCTTCAGCAAAACCACGAAATGTAGTTTCTTTTTTAACTTCTTTAGGTTTTTCTTCTAACATATCTTGTTCTTCATTAATACGATTAAGTATTTCAAAGGCATCAAATATAGCTAGCTTTTTTGTAGCTGCTGCGTTTTTAAGTCTGTCAGCTGATATATCATCGTCTGAATCTACTATAGGTTCTTTTGCAACCTTAATTAATTCCTCAACTGCTACTTGCCCAGCTTGGATTATATTCAACTTCGTTTCCTTCGTTTTCATACTTTATAACAATATCATTTGATTTCATACAATATAGTCTTTCCTTTTCTACTAAAAATTCCCATTCACCGTTAGGTGTGTAACCTACTAAGTCTCCAGGATTGATTTTAAGCTTGTTTAAGGAACTATTGCCATATTTTAATATACCAATAAGACTTGCTTCTTTATCTAACGTTAGATCGTCTTTGCTTTTTATAGGTTTTATAAAACACCTATCACCAAAACTATTCCAACCGTCAGAGTTTTTATATAAATATATTTGATCAATAGCGCAAAAATAAAGATCATCTTTAAAATAAGATCTGCTTTTTTTCTTTTGACCTTTCATATCATAAAAAGTTCTAAATACATTTTGATGTATAACTATAACATCACCTTTTTTTACTTTTGTAGTAAAAGCCAAAGGTGTTTCAATAACTACAGCTAATCTATTTACAAATTTCCAGTTTTCTATTTTAGTGTTAACAACTATATCAACACCACTTATTTTAACTGTGTTATTATACTTATCCCCTAAGGGTTGTATAATAAAATCATATAAACTTTTCATTAATACTCTAAATCATATTCAACTGATATTGCCATGTTAGAATTAAATTTTTTCCATGGCAATATTTCGTTGTTTTTTTTGATGTGTATATTATAAGAATTGTCAGCATCTTCAAACAGTATATGAGAAATTTCATGACCACCATAAACTTGTTGACCAACAGCATAATGCATTGCGTCATTTTTATAGTCTGATCCAATGCTAATTTTTCTAATATTATTTTGCATCTTCTTCTACTATGTCTTCGTAACTTCCATCTTGTAGATTGATGTTAATTTGACCGTACTCTTCTTCTAATTCTTTTTTAGTAGAATCAATTTCTTTACTTAAAGCTTCGATTTCTTTTGATACATTACTTTTTTGCACCTCAAGAACACCTACTGTTCTAAGCATTTCATTTAATTTACCTTGTTGTTCTTGCAATAATTTTAACTGTTCTTCAGTGATCATTGCTTTTACTGTTTCTTCTGATTTTTTCATTTAATTTAATTTAATTGTTAATTTACTCTTATTTATATAGTTACTTGTTTTTTTACTATTTACCTGCTACAATATCAGTAGCTGTTGTGTTAGTAGTTAGCACGTAATCTACAGATACAGGTAGTATACTTCCTGCTTGCACTCCTTTAAATAAAACTGCATCTCCAGCCACAGGTGCTAAATCTTTTACTTTTAAAACTGCTCTTGTACCTCCGCTAGCTCCAGCTTGTGTTACTGTTATAATATCTCCTGGAGAATAATTTGATCCAGCAGCATTTGGTGTTATAGTTGTAATTGCTCCATTAAGCGCGCCTGTTATAGTAAACTTAGCTGCGTTATTACTACCAGCAGAAATAATTGTAATTACATCACCTGTAGAATAACCTGAACCACTTCTTGTTATAGTAAGAGTTGCAGCAGGACCTGTTCCACCTCCGCCGCTAATTGTAGCGATTGTACCTATTATACCTGTTCCTCCAGCTGGGGCAACAGTACTTGTAAATGCGTTACCCGCGGTATAACCAGTTCCACCTTGACCAACTACAAGAGTAGAGGTTGGTACAGTTACTGTTATATCTACTGTTAAACCACTAGGTTGCTTAGCTGGTGACTTAGGTACTGAACTAGTTACTGTTGTTGGTAATCCGTTAGCCGTAAAATAACCAGAACCATTTGATAAAGCATCGTATGAAGGGTTTGAACCATAAGGATCCAAAGCATCTAAAGCTATTACAGTTCCTTGAACTCCTACAACACCTGAAAGTATACAGTTAATATCTCCAGTTACACCTACGTATAATACAGAACTATTAAGGTTTGTACCTAGTGTTCCAGTTTGGTTTTCAAATAACCAAGCTGATCTTGCGTCTATAGTATTATTAGGTGTTACAGCTAATGCTTTTCCTATAGTACTACCATTAATTGGAAATAATCCCATAATTTATTTTTTTATTTATTACTTATTGATTTAAACTTTTCTGCGCCTCGTGAACCAAAATAAGCTACGTAGACTGTTGTTGTTAGAGTTTTTAATAAACCTATCCACTCTTGTTCTACTGTAAATGATAATGCTTCGTGG